ATCAAAGCTCTAAATCCTGGGCTTCGTTATATAATGACTTCATTGTATTCTTGAGTCTATCTTTACTTAGAGTTACATCAAGCTCATCTACATATCTCTCTAGTAATGTTATAGTATCTTCTGCATTTTCCACAATCTCATCTGACACATTACTTGCATCTAGCTCTGAAAAGTCTTCTATGATCTTTACCTCATATGCATCTGTGGCCAAAAGTTTGTCTGTAAACTTGTCAAACTGATATAAATCCTTTTTATTTACTACAATGACCTTAACATAGTGATCTTTATACTGTGACATATCATGCTTATCATATTCATTCACTGTATCATCATAAAAAATCTTTTTATATATCGTATACGGATTCACGATACGCTCTAATTTTCTAGTCTCTGTATCGAAAATATGAAATCCTTTTGGATCGTTATAATCACTCCAATATATTTCATATGGAGTACCAAGATAATATATTTGGCCATCATCATTCTTATGGTGAAAGTGGCCACTGAATATAGTTTCAAATCGTTTGAATTCTTTTTTGTCCCAACCACCCTGACAAACCATTTGGCCGGCGCTCATTGCAAAACCATTAATCTCTAGATGGCCCATAATTATATCTGAATTTGCAGACTTCAATGCCTCCATAGATTTATCATAATTATTTGCATTAATCCACGGCATCAGTAAAACAGGCAGTCCATCAAAATCGACAACCTCTGGTTCTGTATATACAGTAAAACGGCCTGGATACCGAAGTCCGGAGCCAATTAGCTCATCCATAGAATTCACTTCACTTGTATTTTTATAATACGTGTCATGATTTCCTATAGTAATATGCAAATCTAAGCCTTCATCATCAAACCTATCAACAAAACCTGTTCTGAACTCTGTGGCTGTTTTATATGAGACATACTTACGACGATCCATAACGTCACCCATATGAATACACGTGGTTATATTATTTTCCTTCAGATATGGAAAGAAAATATTTTCATAGAATTTAAAGAAGAAATCACTGAAATTTTGATTATCGTTTCGAGCTCCGAAGTGCGAATCGGTGATGATGGCAATCTTCATTTATTATATTTCGATCCTGTCACTGGTCCATCCTTACCAATTCTTGGTTCTGGATCAATCCCTTTTAGATAATACTTATTATATAGATGCTTGGATACACCTGTCGCTTCTTTTAGTTCACGATACCCATAGTATACCATACCTTTATATTCAATGTCAAGGGTATTATAAATATCTTTTCCAGATAATCCGTGGCGACCATTCTGTCTGGAGTTCTCTGTCATAAGTTCCCTGTTATTCTCCCAAGTTTCTTTCATCTTGTTTGAATGGGCTTTCCTACGAGCATCATTATCTTTCCATTGTTTCATCGACACACCTTGACTAACATTTTCAACCCACTCATCGGGTCGGGTTTTATGCCATTCTATTGCAAGGTCATTTATCATACCCAAACCATTTTCAATAGCATCTTCTGGTATTTCCATCGGATATGACATATTCTTTAGTTCTTCTAACCAATTCACAGTAATCTCCTTTTATACTATTTATAAAAGTCGTTACTTACACCAAAATAAACAATCTTCAATCTAAACCTCTTTCAGCCACCTTATCAATGTCATCATCCATAAAATTTTCTAACCCCCGTTTTGTAGCTGAAATCTTTTTCTTTGGTTTATAAACATCTTCAGCTGAAAGCATTACTGTGGGATCAAACCCAGAAACAGAATAACCAGTATCATCTCCTGGCATAGTTACCCAAGATACATAGTTTGAATTTTCTATTAACTTATTTCTAACATGAGTTTGTTTCTTTTCTTTTGCAATCCTTCTAAGAAAAGCATAGTATATAATTTGTGTAAAATACGCAAAAGGATTTAAAGATTTCTCTGGATTGAAATTTTGAGCATATTGCAAACAGTTCTCAATACCATCAGATACCATTTCTTCTCTATATGTGTAATTTATAAAGTTGGGCCTATATGCTAAGTGGTTTGCAATCTTTAGAAAACACTCACCAATATAATTTGTAATTGGCGGTTTAGGTGTTTCTTTTTTATCATCTGTCCAATCTGCACGCCAATCAATCATTGCCTGTAGAAAAACTTTATTGTCTACGTAATGCGGTTTTGTTTTCTTTGATTTATTTTCAGCCATTATAATTAAATCTCCTTATGAATATCATTATTAGTAATAATAAACTATTTAAGTATATTTGTCAATGGCCATATTATATTATTATTTTTTTAAAAAAGGGAATTGACAGAAGGTAATTATACCTATATACTCAACTATGTTGAGGTTTAATGAATAGATTTACTTTCTGTTTCAATTACGTCTAATATGTCATCATATATTTCTTCTTTACTGTAATTTTCCATTAATAATTTTGGTTCCAAATTATTAGCATTTTTTAGCCAGTCTTCTAGCTTATTTAAAAAATATTCATAGTATCTGGAAAGGCCAGGTGATGCATTTGCCATTGTTATTATTGCAGATTTCGAAATATTTATATATTTTTGTTCTGCGTATGGTTCCATCCAACGACTTAAATTTAAAGATTCGTGCACTCCTAATTCTGACATTTGTGGAATAATGATCATCAATAAAGGATTTTGTATTTCTATATTATTATCACCATCAGTAGTTAAAGTTGCAATGATATCTTCGCCATTCGTTAGCTTAATAACTTTATACGATGTATCGTTCCCTATAGAATTTTGCATATTAAACCTCCACTCTCATAATTTTACCTTACTATCCTTTTCTTGTTTATATTTATGGTTCTCTAAAAATGAGGATACGAAAGTTTCTTTTCTCACAACTTTACCTTACTAATATCATAGTCGAATTGTTCTTCGTTATAGATGCTGAGGCGTTCTGTGAAATGATTCAAAGTGAAATTCCTTCTTTCATTATAACTTATATCATCTGCGATATCATATATTAAAATGGAATCTTTACCATGATGTAAACTCCTACGTAACCCGCGGCCGATTGACTGTAGTACTCTAATTTTGGATTTACTTGGACTCGCGAGCACGATGTTATTAATGTTACGAATATTAATACCAGTGCTAAAAGTCCCATAGCTCGCAATAGTCGTACTATTTTTCGACTTATCAACAATCCCTCTGATCTCTTCTCTTGTATCTGTTTCTGTTCCTCCATAGACAAAAAAGACATTTCTATCATCCTTCATCCTTTCATATAAAACTTTACCATGTTTCTCTACCAAATAGAACAAGCATAAAGTGTTCCCATCAATAAGCTTAAGCAAATCCACAATAAAATTATTCCTACATTCATTTGACACCAAATAATCAATCTCTTCAGCATAAGTCATTTTCTCCCTAATATTTGGATGTTTTAATATAATGCATTTGATTTTTAAATTTGCAAGAGTTTTCTTATCAATTAACTCCTTTGTGGTAACTACTTTTTCAATTGCACCAAATAGTCCCTCTAGTACCAACTGATGCGTCTGTGTACCGTCTAGCGTCCCTGTAAGACCGAACCTATACTTACATTGATGTAACTTGGTCATAATGCCAGTAAGTGATTTTGCTTTAAACATATGAGCTTCATCACCGATTACACAACCAAAATCTTTGAAATATGACTTCGGCAACTTATAGAGAGATTGCCATGTAGATATCACAACATCCTTTGTAACTTTACGATCATGGCCCTGATATACTTTTTGACAATATGTACCAGAACTCCAACCATAGTCTTCGAAATCTGTGTACATCTGTTCTACGAGTGAAGTGGTGGGTACAAGTATAAGAGTCTTCACCCCCATCATATGGTAATAACGAACCAGAGAATATATTATTAATGACTTACCAGAAGCAGTAGGAGAAACAAGAAGAGCACGATCTCTGGCAATACCATGTGCCACGGCATCAATTTGGTAATCACGGATTTTGAGACTTTTTCCTTGTGATTTAGGCTTGAGCGATTTGATAAATCCTCCAGCAATCTTACGATCAATATTCCTGACATTTTCAACTCCTTCTTCTAGTATATAGGTAATTCTGTTACTCTCACAAAATTTCTTGATGTATGGTAATAGGCCTACATAAATTTCACCTGTCGCTGGAGAGAAGAGTCGTATCTTTCCATCCCACATACGATTTCGGAAAGCTGGCATAAACTTGTGGCCAGGAACTTCAAAAGTAAAAAATTCTGATAACTCTTGACGTTCTGAATCCGTCAATTCTTCTATAATTAAATTAACTTCGTTCTTTTTTGATATATGCATTACGGCCGACCCAGTACCCACCCCACTATGGATTTTCTAACACCAGATTTTACTGGCCTTACTCTATGCCACATGTGAGAGGGAAATATTATAGTGTTGTGTTTTTTATTATCAAACGTATCATATCGTTTCTTATCGATTGGATTTTTTGTTTCAATGTCAAATTCACCACCCGCAAAATCATCATTCAGAATAGTGGAGAAAGATATTTTCCTAACCAATCCGTTTGGATATGGATTGTCATGAATATCTCTGTGCCAACCGTATTCACCACCAACACCATACTCGGAATATTGCAACGGTTCAATATCAGTCAGCTGAATCACCGTTGACTCATTAATAAGGTTGAAGATTTCTCTAAGGGTTCTAACATTCTTAATAAAAAATACTTTTGAATTTCTTTTTACCTTACCACTTTCTTCAGTGATAACACCATCTTCCAATGTATCAGGAACAGAAAAACTTTTATTGATGTTGGTATAATGAATCATATAGATTCTTTGTTAATCACATCATTCCCGCTTCAAACTTTTTCCATCCGATAGCATGACTAACATCCCAACCACGATTATCGATAGACTTAATTACGCCTTCGATATATTTAACTACAATTTCTAGATAACTTATTTTTGCACCAAGGTCTATAATATCATCATCAGAATTTATATACATGGCCAAATCAGATTTAAGAACCCTTAGATCAAAGGGTTTTGAAGCATATACTTTTGCATCTGCTTTACCACCATAGTATTCCCACTTGGCTCTATACAACCTTTGATAGTCACCTTTATTCTTTACGAGTAAAAGTTCATATCGTGTTTTGTAATCTAACCACTTAGCTTTGATTTCTTGGTTTCGATAGGATTCCTGATCCAAGTGTTCTTGGTCAGTGATGGGTAAATCGGCGGATGCCTGTGTTTTCAATTCGTCTAATGTCATAATATACTTTCTTTAAAAAAAATGAGCAGAGTTTGATTACTCTCTTTTTATTATATTGACCCTAGTGAGTTGCAACGAATAGTCACTAGATCATTAAGTCTAAGATTTGATTTATGGTATAGCTTATCAAATCTCTGCTCGTAGTTATTTATATCAACTAATTGTTTCAATTTCATAAAGTTGATATGCAAAGGTAATTTCTGCTGTTAAATATTCAACATCTGTTGCAGCTTGATTGTAAGATAGACCAGTTATTGCAACTGGATATAAATCTCTGAAAAATACATTTACTATTGGATTATTTTTGTTTGATAAAATAGTAAGTGTTGCATCAGAAAATAATGCATTTACTGAAGTTGGTTTCTGTACATCACCAATATCTTTTGAGGTTCTTGGTACATTTGAGGGTGTATTAGATGTGTTTGATTTGAAATCACTAAACTGTGTTCTATTTTTGGGAAAACCAATAGCAGTCATCCATTCGTGAATACTTAAATAGTTTTCAAGATATTCATCAACTATAAAGGATAATGTAAGGTTATCATATGTGAGTTGATCACCCATCATTGGAATTGATTTAAATGGAGTTGGCATTAATACATCAGATAAAGCAATTGCTGGTATAGTAGCAGCAGTTGAAAAGAACTCTACTTTTGGTAGCTGATGAATACCAAACTTAAACTGAGTAGGGCTTGCGTAATCTAGTTTATCTGGTTGAGTTTTTACTGTTGCCATTTATTTACCTCTAATACTATTTATAACAAAAAGAGGGCGCTGTTTCCAGCACCCTCTAAGTTTGTAGTCAAGTTTCTTATTATTACATAAGATTGTTGACCTTAACGCGACGATAGTAGGAGTTCGTATTTGCATCAAGAGATGCATCAGAGTTAAGACCAGCGGCGGGGAAACCATCAGCAGCTGCACCAGCAGCAGCAAATGGGTTAGCAGCCATACCATAACGGGTTTTAAATCCGATTT